TCGGAATGTGTGCGCGGATTGCGGGCGTAGGGAATCAGCGCCTCGACCTTGCGGTACTCGACGTTGAGCGTATTCAAAGAGGGTGTCCTGAAAATAGAAAACCCGCCGACGACAACCGTGGGCGGGTTTTGGGGTTGGTGCGAACTGACGGGGTGCGAACTGCGAACCGTGCGAACCTTGGTTCGCACCCTGACGCTAAAAAAGCGCCGCGCTCGCGCCTCCCGCATGGCTTGGTGGCCAGGAAGGACCCGTGGCAATGGGGCGTGGCCATCGCGGGCTGGAGACGACGAAGGCCACAGACTGTGCTGTGGCCTTCAGACGTACTTCGCTCGCGAGATTAGCCGTAATACTAGCGAAAAAACCTCCGGATGTTGCACGCCGAAAAGGCGTCAAAACCCGCAGCGTTCCGCAGGATTCCGAGTGGCTTTGCAACGGCTCGCAACTACACGCAACGTCAGCGCGAATTGGCTGTCGCTCCATGTCTCCTCGCGGCTTGCAGCTGCTCGACCACGATCGCCAGTGCCGCCTGCCAACGACGCCAGGCCGTGGTCCGGTCACAGGCGAAGCGGCAACAGATCTCTTTCCACGGGTACCGCTGCGCCCGCATCCAGACGAGGTGTCGCTGTTCCTCCTCAAGCCACTGCACCCACCGCATGGTCTCCAGCATTCGGTCGATGGCCGCAGGGTCGGGAGGAAAGCGGTAGACCGGCGGCTCTGCGCCGAGGTTTTCCCATGGCATGCGTTTGATTGCCGGCCAGCAGTTGAAGTAGCCCTGCACGCGAACCGGAGGAAGGCGGTGGGCGGTTCGTGCGGCCTCGATGAACCGGTCGGCCACGGTCTCGATCGTCCACTCAGCCATGTTGACGCTCCTTTGCCCCGTACAGCCGGTCGCCGATCCGGCGCAGCAGTTCGCGTTCGACCCAGTCGAGCCGCGTGTCGTCGGGCGATATCACCAGGATCTGTTGGTCGCGCCAGCCCTCGCGCTTGATCTGCTCCGCTGCAGTCGAGCCAGGGCACAGCGGTATGCGGGAGTCGGAACCTTCATGTCACACCTCCTGCGTCTCGATCGCCCAGTGCAGGAGGGCAATGGCGTCGGCTTCGTTGTCGTCGGCAGGCGCGTAGCCACGCAGACGAACGGCGCCGATCATCTGGTCCTTGCTCGCATTGCCCTTGCCGGTGGCGTGCTTCTTGATCGTGCCCACCGGAACGCCTTGGTACGGGATCTGGTGGTGCTCGCACCATGCGGTGAGGTGGGCCATGAACCCGCCGTAGGCGTGTGCCGCATCGACCCCGGCGTGGCGGCGCACCTCCTCGAAGTACACGGCGTCGATGCCATCGCAGGACTGCTTGATCTCGGTGAGCCAGCGCTTGAAGCGCAGGTAGCGCATGCCGCCACCCTCAAAGCGCTGCGGCTTGAATGATTCCGTTCCGCTGGTCACGGCGCCGTCGCGGTCGCGTACTGCCCAGCCGGTCTGGGTGCCAAGGTCCAGTGCCAGGATCGAGGGCGCGGATCGCCGCCGATGATCTGAGCCCGGGTGGCCGGCAAGTCCCTGACGTAGGGCAGAGGGACCCCCTGGTCCCTCTCCTACGTAGTAGGAGGGGGAGTTTTCGCCAACTGGAGAAAGGGAGAAAGTCCAGCAACGACGCGGGTTTGCGCCAGTTGGCAAGTTGGCAGCGATGCCAACTGCCAACTGCGGGTCATTCCCTGCAATGCCTTGATCTGACTGGACTTCCAGTTGGCAGGGGTTTGCCAACTGCGGGTAGTTGGCAAGGAAATGAGTGCAGTTGGCAACGGCGCTGCCAACTGCCGATTGGGCAATATTCATGGGGCCTCCGGATCGTTCAGTTCGTCGTGATAGACCCACACGTCGGGGTTCTCGACAGGCATCGAGGCGCCGGAATGCGGGCACTTGTAGTGGGTGGGGAGCACCGCGCCGGTGGCCGTGTCGACATCGCCAGCTGGCAAGCGCAGCACCATGCCTTCTACGCAGAGATAGCCGAACTTGGTGCGGCCGCTGGAGGGCAGGCCGTAGTCAGCCGCGTTGCGGAAATACTTGATGTAGCCCTGCGTCGAGAGCGCGGAGACGCGTTCGCGGATGGTGCGCTCGCCGCCCAGGCCAGCCTTGCCCTCGAAGGACTCGGCGAACTGATTGGCGGTGTAGCAGCGCCCGTTGCCGGCCTCCTCGAACAGGATCTGAAGGATCGCGTCGCGTTTGCGGCGGCGCTCGGCATCCAGTCGCTCGCCGTAGTCCTTCATCACCAGCCGCTCGTTGGCATCGACCTCACGCCACTCACCGTTGATCTTGTCGACGTGCCGTTGCGGGATACCCGCGCCATTGCGCAGCTCGAAGATGAGCTGGCGAGTGGTGCGCGTTTCATCGGGTCGGAACAGCAGCATGCCGGTCGAGTAGTAACCGCGCAGGCTTCCTGCGCCGGCTAGCGCCTGGAACGGGTCCTCCTCAAACTGCTTCTTGCCTAGCTTCTTGGTGTGGTGAGCGAGGATCACCCCGGCGTCGGGATTGACCGCCTGGCGAATCCGCTCCACCCGCTGAGAGAGGAAGAACAGCATGGCGCCGTTGTCGTTCTCTCCGCCGGCATCGCCGCCGTCGAACACGTTGCGGATCGGATCGATGGCGATGATGTCAGGAGGCTCGCCGCCAAAAGCCTTCGCGATCGCTGGGATCACCTGCGCCAGACCGGCGTCATCGAGCACCAGCCGCAACTGTGGCGTGGCCACGAAGTTGGCGCGGGCGTCCAGAAGCCGATGGGACGGCAGGCGGACATCCTTCACACGCTCGCGCAGATAGTGGTACTGGACCTCGGCCTGCAGGTAGAACACCCGTAGCGGACGGGGTGGATGCATGCCCAGAAATGCAGCTCCAGCCGCCATGTGAGCCAGCCACGACAACAGGAAGTCACTCTTGCCGACCTTGGGCGCACCGCCGAACACCAACATGCCTGCGGGCGTCAGCACTCGCGGCGAGATCAGATCGGGTGGCAGCGGCGAGTTGTCGTCGAGCAGTTCGCCGAGCGTAAAGGTGGGCAGAGAGGCAGCCGCCGCCTTGACCACGCGGCGTTCGCCCTGGGCGATAAACGCCGCGCAGTCGAACCCTTCCTCGACAGCGTCTGCTGCATCCCACTTGGCCGGCTTGTCGGTCGGCGGAACCAAAATGGCCACGGATGTGCTGCCCGCCATCACGCAAGCGCGTGCTGCGCTCTCGGCGTAGTCCCAGCCAGGGGCATCCCGGTCCGGCCAGATGACCACGGATTTCCCGGCTAATGGACGCCAGTCGGTCTTGTCGACTGGTGCCTTGGCGCCGTTCATCGCGGTGGTGGCCGCAATGCCGCAGGCAATCAACGCAGCCGCACATTTCTCGCCTTCGACCAGGACGACCTCTCGCGCTTTCCCGATGTCCGGCTGGTTGTAGAGTGGCCTGGGGTCGGGGGCGCGCCACATGCGGGCTCGCACATCCCATGGGCGGTACTCTTTGCCTGTCGGCGGGTCATACCGGTAGACGCAGGCGATCAGCTCGCCATCGGGAGTCAGGTAATCCCATTTGCCGGTGTAGGCGCCGAGGTCATCCATCGGCACGCTGCGAACATCACGGCGCATCGGCGTGCCAACCGGGGTAGCAATGCCGAGCCACTGCCGGATCTCTGCGGCGATACGTGGGAAGTCGCTGCGGGCGGATCGACCTTGCGAGCGCGCCCACAGATCGATGATGTCGCCGCCCTCATCGGTGGAGAAGTCTTTCCACAGGCCGCGCCGTGGTCCGTCCAGCTCAACCACCAGACTCTTGCCCGGGTTGCCATCGACATCACCGACGTAGAACTTGCCACCCCGGATGCGCCCCTGCGGAAACAGGTAGTGCAGGACCGCCTCAAGTCGATCCAGCAAGCCAGCGCGCAAGGCATCGGTGTCAGAGGTCAGTTCGTCGCGCTGCTCAGGCGCGTCATTGAAGTCGAGCCAGATGATGTTGTCGGCCATCATGTTGAACTCCAACAGCGGTCCTGCCAGGGGCAGAACTTGCACTCGACATGCGTTGGGGTGGTTGCATGGCGCGGCAGCAGTTCCTGGCTGTCCGTTGCCGTGATGACCCGAACCGCGCGATCGGACATGCGCTGTGCCAGGCCGCCGTCAAACGGCACCAACTCGAACCAGATCTCCTCGGAGTCCTTGTTGATCGCAGTGAACAACGCTGGGTTCGCGGAAATGCCCGGGATGCTGGCCTCCATGTAGGCCTGATAGATGGCCATCTGCGCGGCATAGACCGGTTTGGATTTGCTGACGCCGTGCTTGACCGTATCCCGCCAGGACTTGTCGTTCATGGTCTTGCACTCCCACAGGGCCGGATAGCTCATTCGTAGCTCTGCGGGGCCGCCGTTCAGGACGCCATCGACGTGCCCTTGAATACGGCCGCATGCAACGGAAAAGCCGAACTGACCGCCGCTGGCCTTTTGGGTGTACAGATCGAATCCGGCCATGCGCAGCCAACGAATGGCCAACTCTTCGAGAGCGTGTCCCACCTCGAAGATGCGCAACACGCGACCCGGAATTTCCCTTCCAGCATCGACAGGGGTTTGGAGATACTCGTATTGCAGCGCCCGCTCGCAGGCAACGCCCAACCGAGACGCACCGAGATAGTTGC